CGCTGCGGTCGCGGGTTTTCAAGACGAAGAACTCGCCGTCCACATCCATCCCCCGGCAGACGAGCGATTGGCATTCCTCGAAAGAAAAGCGGTTCGTCACCTCGCACTGGGCAGACCAGCGGCGGAAGATTTCCTCCGCCCGACGGTTCCATTCCGGATCTGCCGATTGTGCCTGGGGCCGGATGCCGTCGCCCGTGGAATAGATCGCCATGTTGGAAACCATCTCGCGCACGAACCCGGAATTGCGGTGGAGGTAACGGGAGCGTCGAACGAGTTCGGTCCTGACACCGGGAGAGAGATCCAGTTTGGCATCGCGTGGAGCGGAGCCGGGCACTCGACCGCGTGAGGGTGACCAGTTCGCCGCATCGTAGGGCGACGCCCAGGCTTTCGGCAGGAATGCGGCCGGGACAACGAACCGGGCGAGTTTTGGGATCAGGTTCATCGAGGGATAAAGTCAACGGTTGATTGGCCGACTCGCTGCCCGTGCCCGTAGTCGTCCGGGGCAAGTTTGCGAAGAGCGTCCTGGCAGGCAGCGATCACGGCATGGATCTCGTCCAGGCGTCGCTTGGTAACCGCCGACCCGGAATCCGTCCACGAGGCGAGCGTCTTCTCCAACTCCGCCTTGTGGATCGCGAAGATTTTCTCCACCTCCTTGCGAGTGAACCCGATCGAGTAGTCAATGGCGGCCATGCCGGACGGCGGGTGTCAACGGATGATCCTGATGAACGAGCGAACGAGACTGGCCGCCCGGCGTTTCCGCCACACGCCGTCGCCTGCGGTGCTGTCACGCTGTCCACTGCCGTTCGTGTTGCCCTCGATGCACTCAATCGAGTCCGGTGAAATCTGGTCCTTCACGACGATGCCGATGTGGGAGAAATCGAAAACGACAAGATCCCCGGCTTTTGCGAGCGACTTCTTGTTCAGGACCACCAGCCCCTTCTCCTTCGCCCACCGCTCGAAGTCGAAAGCGCCAGCCGTCTTTGGCCGCCAGTTTTCGGCCTCTTTGTTGTTACGTAACGACAATTTCGCCAAAACCTCCGGCGACTTGAGCCATTCGCGGATGATCCAGCAGATGAACGCCGCGCACCACGGCCACGGGGCGGGTTTGAGCCATGTGGCGGATTGGTATTCGACGATGCGGGGTCCGCGGTTGTTGCCGCCTTCTTCGTGTGTGCCCACCTCGTGGGTGGCGATTTCCAGGAGTCGTTTGATCGGGTCCATGAACCCGAGTCGGCGTCAACCTGTCATTCTGGCTGATGATCTTCCGCAACGGGATCTGAGGAGGAGAACTCCCGCCCGACCAGCTTGAGCATGACGACGGCCACGACCTGCATGGCCTCGCAGTCCCAGAGGTGGTTCGGGCGTGATCCGATCTGTTTCCAGAGCCACTTGCCGCCATCCTTGACCCGGTGTTCGCTTTCCATCTGGGCGAGGTAGTCGTCGTCGATGTCGTCGGGCACTTCCCAGGTCGCCCCCTTCTCCGGGCGTTGGTTCCGCCGGAGCCGGGCGAGGATGTCTTTGCAGTTGAGGTTCGACCAGTAGAACACCGAACAGCTTTTGTTGTGCCCGAGGACCACCTTCCGGCGGGGCGAGTAAAACCGGTGGACCGATTTTCCATCGCGGCCCCGGTGGACGAATGTCGGGCGGCGGTCGCCGATGAGGGCGGTCCAGCCGTATTCCGCGCACTGGCGATAGACTTCGTAGGCCGCGTGGCCGGCATCGAGGAACACGAGGTTCGGGTGGACCGTAAACCGTTCCTGCAATGTGCGGATGTCCTCGAACGTGAGGATCCGTTCGTTCCAGAGGAGACGGGAGGAACCGTTGGCGCTCCAGGCCCGCACCACGGCAAACAGGTGGTCCATCTGCACGTCCACAGTCAGAACGCGCAGAGGAGCGGAAATTGCGGCCGGGTCATACGGGCCGGGTATGATTCGCCCGGTTTTGTCGAATGCCGCCTCCTCTTCCCATAGTTCGCCCTTCCGGTAGCCGGTGCGTTCGATTTCCAGTTTGTAGTCCTCGCTGGTTTCGCGCCACGGGATCGCGAGCCGCTTCTGGTAAAATTGCTGGAGCAGGGAGAAATCGCCCTGCCTGGAAACCGCCTTCGCCCGGAGGTAAAGCTCGGCCAGCCGTCCCCAGCTCATCGCACAGAGGGAATTCCAGTGGAATCCGGCGTTCTCGGGCGAAGCATGTGGGTTTTGCGGGACGAATTTTCCGGTGGCATTGAGTTCCCGTCGGACTCTGTCCGTATCCTCGAAGTAGTGGTTGCAGCCATCGCAGCGCAGCGAGGCTGTCTGGCGCACTTCGCCGTAATCCCATTCGTAGTCATCCCGGCGGGCGGATTTGCTCCACTCGATGTTTTCCCATTTGAATGGCTGGCGGGTGCCGCACTTCGGGCAGGCGAACGTCCATTCCCGCTGGTCGGTCGTTTCGAATTTTCGGGACGTGTCGTCTCCTTCCTCCCCGGCCTGGCTCATGAACAGGCATTTGCCAAGCCATCCGAAGGCGGTGACACGCGCCTCTGCTTCCGCCATGTGGCCGGGCGGGTACCTCCAGCATTCATCAGCAACGAGCCAACGAATCGACCGGCGCTGAAGGTTCGTTTTGTTGTGCGCCCCCAGAATCCAGAGCGTCATGCCGTTGGAAAACTGGATCGCGGCGGTTTTCTTTTTGTGCCGGTCTCGGGGATAGAGCACACGCACTGGGGCGCATTCGTCGAAGAGCTTCTGGAGACGGGACTCGCTTTGGTCGCGGGCGTCCTCGTCTGTCTGGTCGAGCCAGAGCGCGGGACCGGGAAGGTTCGCGATGATGTAGGAGATGCCGACCTCGCCAACGCTCGTCTTTCCGCACTGGATGGCGGCGATGATCGAAACGATGCGGACGCTTGGATCCACCAATGCCTCAAGCGGTTCGCGCAGCCAGGGCGAGTGGTCGGAGCGGAATCGACCCGGGATCGGCGAATAGGGGATCGAGGCGATGTGTTCTTCCGCCCATGCCCACGGGGGACGGCGATCCGGCGGCCGCCAGACATCCCTCCATATCTTATCCAGCTTGTTCGCCGTCATGGAGGATTGCCGCGAATTCATCCACGGCGATGGAAAGTTCTTTGCGGATCGCGATCGCATCGAGGCCGGAAAGGATCGGCGGGATTTCCTGTTCAAGCCGCTTGCGCAGGAGCGCCACAGCCTGCCCGACGTGGTAGGCCCACCGGGTCTTCACGTCATCCAGGAGCACGTATTCGCCCTGCTTCACCTGGAGCCGGAACTCGCGTTCCATCACCTCGGCCAGCAGCTTCCGGGCTTTGAGCGACGACTCCACATCCGAAACGTCCTCTTCGTTTTTGAGCCCGCGCTGTTTGACGAATTCCCGCCACGCCGCCACTTCGTGTGTTCCGTTCGCATTTGCCTCCGGTGCGCCTTCGAGTTTCCGCCAAGCATGGATCGCCTGCCTCGTTACCCCGAGTGCCTCGGCCAACTCGTTGTAGTTCGCCGCGAGCGTGATCCCGCTCGCCACCGACCCGGCGGCCATTGCCTGGAGCATGTTGCGCTCGGAGCGCGTGAGCTTCCCGCCGCCCTGAACCCGTTGGATCAGGTTGGAGAAATCACGGTTGAGAAGTTTGCGCGCTACCTCGGGTGGAATCGGTTCCATCCACGCGGGATGGAGTCAACTATCCGGCCTTACAATTGCGATACGAGACCAGGCAAGCGAGGAACGACGCCACGCAAACGGCCTTTAAAAGCAGAAGCGGCCATGGCTCCCACCATGCACCGGTTTTCATTTCGATGAAGTCGGAGATGCCGAACAACAAAAAGCTCACTGAGGCCCAGATGGAAAACCGGCGGTATTTGCGCTGCTTCACGGCCTTGATCGCCAGGATGAGGGCAATCACAACCCACATGATGCCTTCGCAGAGATTGAAGATTTGATCTATTTCCACTTACTTTTTGCGCCCGAAGATCACCTGCAGGATTGCCTTGAGCCCATAGCCGTTGGGCATGTTGCGGGCGATTTCCCAGTTCTGGAGCGTTCTGATGGAAATCCCGAGGTGGTCGGCTGCATCCTGCTGGGTGAATCCGTTCTTGGCCCGCCAGCGTTGGATAGTCTTTTGAAATTCCTTCCGCGTCATGCTGCCGATCCTACGCGAGACACGCACACGGCTGTCAAGCGGTTGACAGCGTTGGCGAGGCTGTGACCGTCCACTGCGCCCATAACCAGCTCGTTGATCCCCGGAAACTCAAACCGAACCCGGTCAACCCGAACCGCCACAGCGCCCACCAGATCCAGCTCCTTGCCGCGATCATCCAGGAACAGGGGTGGCGGTCGCCGATCACGGTGAGCAAACGCAGCGGATTGATTGTCCGCGGTCACGGTCGGCTTGAAGCCGCCCTACTCATCGGCTGCGAAACCGTGCCTGTGGACATCCAGGATTACGAATCAGATGCAGCGGAACTCGCTGACCTGCTCGCCGACAACCGGCTTTCTGAACTGGCCGAACTCGACGAAGACGACCTCAAGCGGGTCGTGGATAAACTGCGGGAGAGCGATCCCACGTTCGACATCGAACTGACCGGATTCATGGAGGACGAAATCGCGAAACTGTTCGCTGAGGCCGATCCCGCCGAAGACCTCGAAACGATCCCGCGCATGGAATGTCAGGCATTCGAGCACCACGACTACCTGGTTTTCATGTTTCACGACTTGAGAGACTGGATGCTCGCGCTCCAACTCATCGGCGTGAAGGAAGTGGATTATTCAATCACCCGCAAAACCAAGAAAATCGGCATCGGCCGCGTCCTCCATGGAAAAAGACTCATTGAACTCGCGCAAAAAGCGGCCAGTGCCGCCCCAGCTCCAACCGCAGGGTAGTGAAAGTGGTGTCACGGCGGACTCATACCCCGCAAATCCGGGGTCCGAGCCGGACGGGCAGATGACTCCCGGCCCTGCAACCATTCCCGTAGTTGAATTTCCCGAACTTCGCCCGATTACGATCCGTGTCGTGATCATGAGCCGCAGCCGTCAGCGCTCGATCACGACACACCGGCTGTTCCCGGCGGCCACGCTCGTCGTGCCGGAATCCGAACTCGCCAGCTACGCCCACATCCCGCTTGAGAAAGTCGGGATTCCGGATGCGATCAGCGGGGTGAGCGCGGTGCGCAATTGGATTGTCGCCAACTTCCCCGAGGAATGTCTGGTGATGATGGATGACGACATCTCGGCCGCAATGTGCATGGTTGCCCTGAAGGTCCGGAAGCTCTCGGTTGATGAAACCGCCGCCATGGTGGAAAATACGGCCCGTTGTGCGTTCGGGGCCGGGGCGCGGCTTTTCGGCTGGCACCAGCGGAGCGACCCCCGTCTCCTCCAGCGCAACGATCCGTTCGGTGTTCATCACTGGATGGGCGGAGCCGTCGGGGTGATCGGCAAAGACGTGAAGTGGGACGAACTCCTCAAGTGCAAGTGCGACATCGACGCCACGCTCACCGAACTGATGATCAACCGCCTTGTCTGGAACGAAGCCCGTTTTTGCTTCGCCCAGGAGCGC